ACGCGCCGTCGAGAAGCGCGCCGCGCGCAAGACTGCGGCGGAACGAGCGCTCGCCGAGCGCGACGATCTCCTCCGCTGGTGGAAGCACCACCGCCGCGCCGAGCTCGACGCCGCGCTGGCCGGACCGCACGGCGAGGCCATCCGCCGCCTCGTGGCGTTCCTCGATGCGATGTCGTTCGAGAGCGGGGCCGCCCTGGCCGAATACGTGCGCGCTGAAGACTGGCGCGTCGTCGACGGCGAGACGCGCTTCCTCGCCCTGCGCCTTATCAATCAGGCAATCACGTGCCTGCGCGAGAAGAACGGGCTGCCGCCAATCGATGATGGGCTCCCAGGTGAGCCGCCAACTGCCTTTCGGATCGTGCGGGGGATCCTCGCATGATCCGCGAAGCCCTCTTTCAATTTGCAACCGCAACCGCGCGCGTCTTCGACGATCGTAATAGCACCGTCGGCGCAAGCGAGATCGGCCAGTGTGCCAGGAAGGTCTTTTTTGCGAAGAACTCTGACGACCCCCTCTACCACATCGCAGCGGACGAGGGATTCGCAGAAACTTGGGGCGCAACCCTCCGGGGCAAGCTGGTCGAGGAACACTTCTGGACCCCAGCTTTGCGCGCGCGCTTTGGCTCAAAGCTGCTTTACGCCGGCGATGATCAGCGCATGTTTACTAGCGCCTTCCTCGGGGCCACACCTGATGCATTGCTGATCGACGCACCGCACGACGCGCTCTCGCATCTCGGGGTGCCTGACATCGGGGGCGACGGCAGCATTGTCCTCGAATGCAAGTCGGTCGATCCACGTGCCCGACTCGGAGAGGCAAAACCCGAACACGTTTATCAGACGATCACGCAGCTAGGGCTATTGCGAGAACTCACAAAACACAGACCCCAGTGGGCCGTGATTTCGTATGTGAATGCCTCCTTCATCGACGACGTTAAAGAATTTCCGGTCCAGTTCGAGCCGCAGATCTACGCCAACGCTAAGGCGCGCGCGGCCCAAATTATGACGGCGACGCGGGCCGACGAGCTCAAGCCCGAAGGTTGGATCGCGGGCGGCAAAGAATGCGCGTATTGCCCATTCACCAAAGCTTGCGGCATCGAGCGACGCACCGTCGCGGCTAACGGCAGCGATTGCGTCGACCCGCAATTCGTCGCCGAGATGCGCGAGCTTGCCGTCGCTTACAAGGTGCGCCAGGCCGAAGTCGATGCCGCCGAGGCGCGACTGCGCGCAAGTCAATACGAGATTAAGGAACGGCTGCGCGCCAAGCAGCTGCGTCGCGTCGTCGGCGACGATTTCACCGTGACCTGGTCACCGGTGAAGGGCCGATCGGGAATTGACGTTAAGGCGCTGAGCGCGGCCGCGACTGCCGCCGGTATCAACGTCACCAAGTTCGAGACTGCGGGCGACCCGGGGGATCGCCTCGCGGTCTTGATCCAGCCCGCCGCATCCTGCGGCGGTCTGACCTCAAGCAAGGAGTAGGAGAATGACAAACGACCTTCAGACACCCGAAACAAATCCCTGGGAAGCCTACGGCAACGCGGTCGCGACGCGAACGACCGTAGGCGAGCTGCTGAAGTTCACGAAGGGCGATTACATCGCCGGGCCGTACAGCGACGAAATCCCAACCGGAACGAGACTCTATGCCGTCATGGATACGCTCAATGTCGGCTGGCTCAAATGGCAGGATAATCGTCCAGCGGAGCAAATTATGGGCGCAGTCGGCGAAGGCTTCCAGCCCCCGCGCCGTGCCGACCTCGGCGACCTCGATAAGACGCAGTGGGAGACCGACGAGGAAGGACACCCGCGCGATCCTTGGCAATTTTCCAACTACCTGGTCCTCGTCGCGGTCAAGGGCGGCAAGGTTTTCACCTTCACTACCTCATCGCGTGGCGGGCTCAACGCCATCGGCGAGCTGTGCAAGGTGTACGGCAAGGTGATGCGCCAGCAACCGGATAAGTATCCGGTCATCGAGCTCGACGTTGGCTCCTATCAGCACAGCAATCGATCATACGGCAGGATCAAGTTTCCAATCCTCAAAATTGTCGATTGGGCCGATGCGGCGGCGGCACGGCGACTGCTCGAGGATGAGAACAATGCCGAGAGCGACGAAGAAGACATCCCGACAACGCCGAAGCAAGCCGCGGCGACGCCGAGCAAAGCCCCGGCGGCCGCGGCGGCGAAGAAGAAGAAGACACCGGAAATACCGTTCTGATGGAGGCGACCATGGTCGAGGAAGCCGGAAATATCGCGAGCAGTTTTCTCGCTGGCATGTTCGGCCCCTCGACCGAAGGTCCCGTCTACGTAGCGTCGCGGCCGAACAACGATGCACCCGCGGACGAGCCGCGTGAGCGCCGCGTTATGACCCGAGTGCCGGACGTGATCGATGCTTTCGTGCGCAAATGGGACCGACGGAATCGAGCACTTTATTTCTGCGTCGGGACCGTCAAGCCCGATGCGACGCGGCGCGCAAAGGAAACGATCGCCGAATTGAACGGCTTGCACGTTGATATCGACTTCAAAACAATCGACGCCACGCCCGAGGAGGTCGAGCGGAAGCTTCGCCAGGTGATGTTGCTACCGACGACGGTCGTCGCGTCGGGCCGCGGCTTGCACGGGTATTGGCTGTTCCGCGAAAGCCTGGTCGCCACCCCGGAAACCATCGACGAGGTCGAGGTGTTGCTGCGCTTGCTCGCCGATCATCTCGGCAGTGACCCGAGCGTCTGCGAAGTCTCGCGCCTGATGCGATTGCCGGGCTCGCACAATTCCAAGAGCGGCGCGTGGGCCGAAGTGACGGTCATGACCGAAGGCGGGCCGCGCTACGACCTCCACGAGCTCGAGGATTGGCTGACGATGGTATCGCCGATCCTCCGACGCAAAGTCGAGCTCGACGGCTCCCCTGTCGAACTTGAGAACCCATTTCTTGCAGCGGCACGACGCCTTGGCTTCAAGCCCCCAGTCGACGTTGAGCAACGTCTTGCCGCTATGCGCTATCAGGGCACCGGCGAAAGCGCGATCCACAACACGCAGCTTAGCGTCAGCGCCGCGCTGCTCAACCGCGGCACATCAATTGAGGAGGTCGTCACCGCCCTGCTCGATGCCACACGCGCTGCTGCTGGCCAGTTTGGCGAGAGGTGGAACTGGCGACGCGAGGAGAGCGCGGTTCGCAAGATGTGCGAGACGTGGCTCGCAAAACACCCACCGCCCCCGGCCGGTGCACGCCGGGACGACGTAATCGAAATTGCCCCTGCGGCGGAGGAAGAGCCGACAGAGCCTGCGGCGGACGGCGCGACAAAGCCGCAAGCCAAAACTAGGGCCAAAACCAAGAGCGTCAGGCCGGATGAGGTCACGGCAATCGCCGATGGTGTGATCGAGGCCGTGCGTCAGGAGGGCCATGAGATGCTGCTCACCGGCGGCGAGCTGCACCTGTATGAATCAGGCGTCTGGCGCATCGCCAACAGCGGCGATGAGCAGCATCTCAAGGTGCGGATCCAGGAGGGCGCACAAGCGCTCGGGCAGTCGCCCAAGCTTAGCCTGCTCAATAGCGTCTGGCGGCGATTGACTGAACACCCGAACCTCTACCGGGGGGCGGTTGATTGGGATAGCGCGCCCGAGCACATCGCCGTGAGCAATGGCACGCTCAATCTCGCCATCCACAAGCTTGGCGACTGGCGACCCGATTATCACCTGCGCCGCAAACTTGCGGTTGCCTTCGACCGCACTGCCGCGGCCCCGCTGTTTGCCGGCTTCGTCAATTCGCTGTTCGCCGATCAGGACGAGGCTACACGCAAGCAATCGATCGGCCTCCTACAGGAGTTTTTCGGCCTATGTCTCGCGCCGCGGCTACTTAACCGCGAGCAGCGCCGAGCATTGCTGCTTCTTGGCCCCTCGCGCGTCGGCAAGACCGAACTCGCTCTCGTTGTACGGCTCCTGGTCGGTGGGGTCATTGCCTCGCCCGCGGTCAAGGACATCAGCGAGCGGTTCGGGCTTGCAACCTTCATTGGTGCCAACGCTTGGATTCGGGATGATGCCGTCAATGAGGGTGACCACCTCGACCCCGAGCGGTTCAAGACCGTCGTCACCGGCGAGCCAATCGATATCGAGCGCAAGAACCGAGCCGCCATCCCCGTCCGGCTGAATATCCCGGTCCTGCTGACCGCCAACGAACTGCCGACCGCCCGCGACAACTCAGATGCGGTGTTCAACCGCTGCCTGATCCTCAAGATGGGAACCGTCGTGACCGAGGAGCGGGCGGTCGAGCTGCGCCGGCTAGCCGGCGTGCCGGCAGGCATGAAACTCGCCGACTGGCTATTCGCACAGGACGGCCCCGGAATCCTCAATTGGGCGCTTGAAGGGCTCCGGCGACTGCTGGAGCGCGGGCACTTCGATATCCCGAAGCACGTTGCAACGGCAATTGAGGCGTTCAAAGACGAGAGCAATTCCGCTGCGGAATTTGCCCACACCATGCTCGTCCGCTCGGATACCGGCATGATCGAACGCGCCGACCTGATCTGTGCCTTTCAGGGATGGTGGCGCGAGGAAATGGGCGAGGGGATGCGCCTCGTCGGTGGGCGCTGGCTCGGCCCCAAACTTCGGGCGGCCTGTCCGTGGATCGACGAAATCAAAGTCAGGGGCGTCCGCCATTGGACCGGCATCGCTCTCACCGACGGAGGGCTGAAGTTCTGGGAGCGCCAGTCTCTCGACGCGCTCCAGAGCAAACACGGCTGCACCGGTAGTTCCTCCGGCAAGGAACTCGTCAATAAAACAAGGAGCACAGCAAGTGTCGAACCGCTGTTCAAATGAGGGGGCAGTTCCTCTTTCGAGGGGGCACTTCGAGGGGGCACTTCGAGCCCGAGGGGGCACTTAGGGGGCACTTCGAAAATGCAAAGTGCCCCCCGATTTTGTCCTTTCGACCCAGGGGCTTGTCGAGCAAAAGGGGGGCAGGGGGGCACTTCTTCTTCTCTAAATCTAAAAACATTCCCGCGCGTAGGGGCGGATATTAGGAATGGAGTTGGATTTGGCGTTCGAACTGCCAAACTGCCCCCCAGGGTCGGTCGGTCGGGCGAAGTCCTGACCTCCTTGCGAGCGATCCAGCGCGAAGATGCCGCGCTACGGGAATGGATGGCGGCCGGCACTTCTAGCCGACGAAGTGCCGCGCCGCTGCGGCGGGCGCCGTCGAACCCGGGTCGCAAGCGGCGGTTGCGAGCGGTGACACCCGCGTGCCACCCCGCTCGATAGTCCTTGTTGCAGCATACCGCCGGCGCTGCGGAACCAGCGAAAGACCCCGGTATCGATAGCGAGTGGTTGCGGAGAGCGGCTCATCCAATGCTGGCCAGGCGGACCTGTTTCCATCCCCCTCCTTTCCCGGTCTGGAATTATACTCAACCTGAGCATAATGGTGGGCTCATGCTACTCGATGCTTCTGACTTCGAGGATCTCGACCGCGAGGATCTCGACCTCGAGGATCTTGCGCCGTGGCTCGTAGACGCGGCGCTCATCTCGCCCGCGGTTCGTGCGGAGCTTGAGGAAACGGTTGATCTCGCGTTGCGCTGGTTGGCTGAGGCACAGGCGCTTGGCGTGGTTCGAATCCGCGCCGTCTGCGGCTCGCTCGTGATTGAGGTGCTGGACCGGGTGGTGGTGCATTGAAGGGCTGGCGGGAGCTTCGCAGGCAGTGGGTTGCACGTGCGGTGCGGCGGCGGCGGTTAGGACGGCTGCCTGCTCCGGTCGTGCGGCGGCGCCCGGCCGGCTCGTTTGGCTGGGTGCGGGAATTGGCGCCGGCCGACCGTGCGCTGATCGATACCTGGTTGCAGACGCATAGCTTGCGGCAGCCTTGCGCGGAGGGAGGCTCCGCGTCGAGGCATTGAGCGGGCAATCGAATTCGGCACTTTCGTCCTCGCGCCCACAACTTGTCCCGCAGTGGCGTGTGGTAGGCCTGGGGATGGTTACCGAGCGTAACTACTCGCGAGGGGCGCTTGCTCTGCGTCTGTCGCATACCTTGTGGGTAGTCTGCCTATAGGGATGCTGCGCCGAGGACCCACAATAGATAGCGTCGGTGCTGCCCTAGCGGAGGGCGCTGGTGCGTTTGGGGAGCGCCCGCGCCTCCGGTTGCCTCGCGCCTCCGATTGCCTCGCGGGCGCCCTCGCTACGCGGCCCTGCCGGTGTGTGGGGCGGGCGTGCTCGATATCCAGATTGATGTCCGGACCGATACCTCGCTTGGCGCGTGGCGGCGGGGGCGCGATCGATATTCACTGGCGTCCAGCAGCGGGGGCGCGATCGATATTCAGCCTGGCGCCCGGCTTGGCACGTGGCGCGGGCGGCTGGCAATGCATTTCGTTTCAAGGGGAGGGGAAGGGGCACGCCGCAAAGGCTTCAGCCTCACGCTCATAGATAGCATCGCGGGGCAAGAGCAACTCAGGGAAAGTCAGCCCCGCCCACGCCCGCGTTCAAGTTTTATGAGCCCGTCCAAAAATCGCGTGCAGGTGGAAAATTTGCGGGCCGGCTGTTGCCTTGTGCGCGCTCGGGCCATTCTT